ATCAGCAATGCCTTCTGCTGTGCAAGAGTATCAATTTGCCGTATCTCAAGGTTACAAAGGCAATTTTAACCAATGGAAAAATGAGCAAAAACCAGCAGGCGTTACAGTAAACTATGGTGCACCTGTTGCTGGTGTAGATGCGCAAGGGAATCCTGTATTCTTTCAACCTGCTAAAGAAGGTGGCGCTCCTGCTATTGTGCCAGGTGTTGCGCCTCCTCCAAGAGAAGAAAAAGCACCTACAGAGTCACAAGCTAAGTCACAAACATTTTACAGCCAAATGACTTCTGCAAACAAAGAATTACAAGCGCTAGAAAGTCAAGGTTTTGATCCAACAAAGATAACTAATCAAGTTCAAACATCTGTGGCTGGAACACCTTTAACTATTGCTGTATCTCCTGCTGCACAACAAGCAAGGCAAGCTCAAGAGCAATGGGCGGAATCATTCCTGCGCGTAAAAACTGGCGCTGCCGCAACGCAGGGTGAAGTTGATAGAAACGTAAGAACATTTTTTCCGCAAGTTGGCGACAGTGCTGCTGTAATTGCACAAAAAGCTCGCGCGAGAAAACAAGCCGAGCAAGATGTATTGCAGATGACTAAACCTGAATATGCAAAACAAATAATGCCAAAATCAGAGCAAATGCCAAAAACTACACGCAGAAAATTTAATCCTGCAACAGGAAGGATAGAATAATGCCACAGATTATTGAAGTTCCTGGCTATGGTGAAGTAGAGTTTCCAGACAATATGTCTGATGAACAGATATCATCTGCTATTCAACAAAATATAATGCAAGCTCAGCCTGCGCCACAAGCACCACAGCGCACATTGCCACAAGAGTTAGGCAGACAAGCAGGATTGACTGGTCGTTACTTAACAGAAGCCGCAACAGGTTTAGGTGACATTATTGCAAGTCCAGTTCGCGCTGGGTTAAATGCAGTATTGCCTGAGTCAATGCAAATTCCAACAATGACTGATGTTGCTGGCAGACGTTTAAATTTACCACAACCTGAAACCGCAACAGAGCGCGTTGTGGGTGATGTTAGTCGCGCATTGGCATCTACTGGCATGACTATGGGTTTAGCTGGCGCAACTGCTCCTGTATCACAAGCAGGGCAAGCGGTTAAAACAGCATTGACATCAAATGCACCTACACAAGCGGCTGCGGCTATTGGCGGAGGTGCTGGCGCAGGATTAACTAGAGAATCAGGTGGTGGAACTGGTGCTCAAATTGCAGGTGGTTTAGCAGGCAGTTTAATTGGCGCTGGAATTGTTAAACCTGCGCCTATTGGTAAATCAGTTCAAGAATTGCAAAATGCAGGGCGAGATAAAATTCTTAAAGAAGCGCAAAAGCAAGGTTATGTTGCTTTACCTAGCGATGTAGGTTCAGGTAAAGTTACTCGCGCATTGGAAACTGTTTCAGGTAAATTTAAAGCAGAAGAATTGGCAAGCGCTAAAAATCAGCAAGTAACTAACAGCCTTGCTCGTAAATATTTAGGAGTTGCCGACGATGCTCCATTAAACACAGAAACATTAGATACTTTGCGTGAAAATGCTGGAACTGTATATGCTCAAGCAGCATCATTGCCTGCAAAGCAAGTTCAAACAACTAAAAACGGATTAGTTCGCAGCACTTTGACAAGAAATGGCTCGGAAATTGTAAACGATTTAAAAGTCGCTCGTGATGATGCTAGGTCGTTATGGAAATCTATTGCAATGGGAACTGATAAGCCGACAGAGGCTAGAAACGCTGCCATTTCTGCTGATAACCGTGTTCGACAATTAGAAGCTGAGCTTGAAAGATTAGCCAAACAAAATAATCAGCCTGAATTAATGAGTCAGTTAAAAAATGCTAGAACTCAAATCGCTAAAATATATACAGTAGAAAAAGCAACAAACCCTGTTACAGGTTCAGTTGATGCTCGCGCTATTGCTAAACAATTAAACAAAAAAGCACCGATAACAGGTGAGTTACAATTAATTGGCAAGTTTGCCCAAGCGTTTCCAAAAGTTGCAAAACCTGTTGCAGAACAACCTAACCCATTTAGCATTTATGATGTAATTGGCACAAGCTATGGCGTTGGCGCGGCTAATCCATTAGTTGCTGCTGTTCCTGCCGCTCGCGTAGCTGGTAGATATGGCGTATTGTCAAAACCAATTCAACAAAGATTTGTAAATCCAACATATCAACAAATAACAGCTCCGTTTGTTCCTTATCAAGGATTGCTTAACGAATAACCAACAATAAGAAAGTAATAAATATGACACAAGTTCGCGACACACACGCACACACAAGAATAGATGAATTGGAAAAGTCAATAAGAACTTTGTACGAAGAGCATAGCGAGATAAAAGTTGCTTTGCATGAAAACACTTTGCTTACTAAGCAAATTGCTGATAACACTGGCGAAATGGTGGACATATTTAAAAACACAAAAGGTTTCGTAAATACGCTATTATTTATTAAAAAAATCACCTTGCCTTTTGCAGTAGTTATTACAGCAGTTTATGCTTATTTCAAAGGTCATGTATGAAACAAGTCTTAACCAATCAAATTACATTCTGCAAAAAGTGCAATCACGCATTTATTATTAATGTAGAAGGTGACGAGGACACTTGTGATGCTTGCATAGCTGAGGCAGAATTGACGCATGAGCTTATAGACGAAGGTATATTGCCAGGAGTGAATCATGAATGAGGAAGTATTTGAAAGCATTTTAGGATTGGTTATTGAAGGTTTTGGTTCTGACGGTGATGATCATTTTTTTATTGAATTAAGCGATGGTTCAGAAATTGAGTTTATGACTGATGAGCTTGGTCAGTTAGAAGTAAATTATTACAAAGGATTTTTAGACGCATGAACGCACAATGGGATAAATATCCAAACTTTACCAAAGCCGAGTTTGACTGTAAGCACACAGGCGAAAACAATATGCAGCATGAGTTCATGGAAAAACTGCAAAAGTTACGCAATATTTACGGCAAGCCAATGACAATCACATCAGGCTTTCGCTCAGTTAAGCATCCTATTGAAGCGGCTAAAAAAGGCAAGGCGGCTGGAGAGCATACCAGAGGTATGTGTGCTGATATTGCTTGCACGACTGGTCAAGATAGATTTATATTAGTTAAGTTAGCGTTAGAGTTGGGTTTTACACGCATTGGCATAGCTAAGAACTTTATCCACATAGGATTGGGTGGAAATGGCTTGCCTAACAATGTAATTTGGGATTATCAATAAAGGAGCAATAAAATGAATGACGTTAAAGGTATTTTACAATCTAAAACAGTATGGGGTGCTGCACTTGCGGTTATCGCTACACTTGCACAATTAGCAGGTTATGACATTGGCGACACTAACTTTCTTGCAGAGCAAATTGTAGCTGTAATCGGTGGTTTGCTTGCTATCTATGGTCGGGTAACTGCTGTAACTAAAATCGGCAAATGAAAACGATAGAGATTATATTGCGGTTGATAGATAACCTATTGACCGCTATTAAATCACGAAAGGCTCAGAATGAACGCAACGAGCTGGAAGCAGACCCTTTTACTTGGTACGTTGATAAGTTCGGTGGCAGCTTGTACCCACCAGACGATAAAGCCGACAAAGCCGACACTAAAGATTGAACCGCGTCAAGATGGTGGTATTTGCTTAAACCGAGAAAATGCAATAGAATTAGGCAATTACATTCTGGAGCTTGAACGTGCTAGATGATAATTTAAAGCAGTTTGCTACAGCAAGACAGGTTGAATATATAGATGCGGTAAATGAACACGGCTCATTACGCAATGCGGCAATAGCGTTAGGAGTCTGTAAAGGTACTGTGCAAAACGCAATCGATGTTGTAAAGCGCAAGGCTGCTAGGCAAGGTTTCAGTCCAGAGCATGACATGACGCATATAGCGCCTGAACCGTTCTTAGTTAAAGGTATCAGCACTTATTACAACAAAGACGGAAAGCCAACAGGTCAATGGGTTAAAACAAGCATTGACAATCAGAAGTTAGAACAAATGTTAGAACAAACTGTTTTAGCATTAAAAGATGAAATTCCTCGCGTTAATCCAATCCAATCTCCACAACACACAAATTCAAACTTGCTTAATTGCTATGTGGTTACAGATTATCACATGGGGATGCTTTCTTGGAATGAAGAGTCAGGCGCAGATTGGGATTTAAAAATAGCAGAAGAACTGCTTGTTAAGTGGTTTGAGCAAGCTATTGCACAATCTCCAAATTCAGAACGTGCAGTATTTGCACAAATGTCAGACTTTCTTCACTTTGACGGACTTGAACCTTTAACTCCAGCAAGTAAACATTTGCTTGATGTAGATTCTCGATTTGCCAAACTGGTTAGAATTGCTATCAGAGTTTTAAGGCAAGTAATAGATATGCTATTACACAAGCACAGCCATGTTCACGTTATTATGGCTGATGCTAATCACGATCCTGTTAGTCAAATATGGTTGCGTGAATGGTTTTCTGTGTTATATGAAAAAGAACCACGCATAACAGTAGATACAAATCCAAGCCCATATAATGCTTATGAATTTGGCAACACAGCACTATTTTTCCATCATGGGCATAAACGTAAAGTAACAAACGTAACAGAGGTATTTGTGGCTAAATATAGAGAAATGTTTGGTCGCACAAAATATGCTTATGCACATTTAGGACATTTGCACTCTATTGACGTTAAGGAAAACAACTTAATGATAGTAGAGCAACACAGAACACTAGCTGCCCCTGACGCTTATGCGGCTCGCGGTGGCTGGTTGTCAGGGCGTGATGCTAAAGTTATAACGTATCATCGTAACTTCGGTGAAGTTTCACGCATTACTATCAATAGCGACATGTTGAAGGATTAGCGATGAAAAAACTATTAGCACTATTAGCCTTACCTTTAGTAGCAAATGCAGAGTTACCGCAAGAGCTTGTTATGCCTACCGATGTGGGTAAAGTAGCAATAACAGTCAAAGAATGTACAGTGCAAAACCGTCATGGATTTATATACGAGGCTTATGCAACAGAGTGGAAGGATGGCATGAACATTGTGCATAAAGGTTGCTGGCAGAAAAAAGGCGACATTGTGTATATTTGGTTTCATGATGAAGAGCCGCCAGTAGTTGCAAGCTATAAAGACTTTTACTTCAAACCAGAAAATAAGCTATAATTATTTTTTGCCTAAAAACAGTCTACTTTAACTAAAGTGATGTTTTAGTTAAAGTATACTTGTATTAATAACTCATAATAATACTGATGTAAATGTGTATATAAAAGCGCAAAATGTGTATATGTACACATCGGTGTGTATATAAATTTTCAAAATATATACATTAGGAGATTATTATGAAATGGACTACACCTAGCGCAACTGAGTTAAGATTTGGTATGGAAATCACTGCCTACGTGATGAACAAGTAAAAAAGAAGCCCCTTATGGGGCTTTTAAATTGCGTATCGTGGCTTAATCAATACGCATGGGAGATTTACTTTCCTAAAACATCTTTTTCATCATATCCAACATTACCATTTTGAGCAATAGCTCTATCACGCTCTTCTGATTGCCAGTCTTCTGCATATTTTTTCTTTTTTCCAAATATACGGTCAAAGTTATCATCAAACGCTTTGCGCTGCTCTGCCGTTAGTTTTCTGTAGGTATCACCTTTGCCTGACATAATTATTATCCTTAAAAAGGTATATCGTCTTCCATATCATCAAAAGAATCTACTTTATCCATGCCTGCATCGCTCTTAGGCGCGTTATTTTCGCTTGTTTGAGTGTTTGCCTTACCCAGCAATGTTAAATCGTTTACGCGCAATTCTAGCGAGTATTTTTCTGTGCCATCTTTAGCTGCGTATTTGCGGTTAGTTAGTTCACCTGTGATGCCAATCTTTGTGCCTTTTAAAAGCATTGGCGCTAAAGTTTCTGCGCGCTTCCCCCACAGGCTACAGTTTAACCAAGTAGTCACAGCTTTATCACCATAGCCTGAAGTTAGCGCAAAACTAAACTGTGCTACTGGATCGCCTTTTTCAGTAAAGCGCAACTCCGTGTCTTTACCACCGATGTTACCTACTGCTGACAAATTATTCATTTCACTCTCCTAATAATAACGTAAGTAACCAAACTCACCGTCTCGTAATATGTTATACATTATACCAGTTTTATACAACTCGCGCATACTACGTTTTAATCTTGCTCGGCATCTTGCGCCTGATTCTTTGCTAAACAATCTAGCTAGTTTTATTTTGAGCTTTTTCATCTTGTTTCCTTTGTAATCTACGTTGTGCTTTAGGATTGTACAGCCTGCCCATTTTTAGCTACCTCTGCTTGTTTTTTAATTGCGCTGCGTGTTTTGCTATCAAGCAAAGTCCACAAGTATTGTTTTTCGCTATTAAGCAAATTTGATGATTTTTTATAAGCGTTTTCAGGCTTGCTATCAGATACATCTGCAATTATTTCAATGGCTAAATCTCGAATAAATTGTTGTGACTCTTCGTCTAATTCGTCATAAGGGTTAGCTGGCAATTTGACTTGATTAAATTTTGAGTCTTTATCTTCTTCTGGCAAATCTTCTCCAGCATAGATATAAAGACCAAGACCATGCAGCGCGATTGCTTTAGCAAGACAACGTTGCATAGCAGTATTAACAGAAAATGCATCAGGATTGGGAATTGCTTTGTTACGATAATCCATTACTGGTAATTGTGCAGTCATTGATTTACCAAACGCATTAACTGTGCAGAACACCATTACTGTTTCACCAAACTTAACTGGTTCTTTGTAATCCCATGTTGCCAATGGGTCGTGTTGTAATAAAACATCAACAGCCCACGCCCATGATAAATAACTAAGCCCATTTTTCTTTTCAATGTGCTTTGATACATCAACCTTGCGTAATTCTTCGTACTTACTCATCTTCTCTCTCCACATAATCAAAATGATTTTCACCGCAGCAGCTTAATTGCCAATGCGCTGCTTCATTACCACAATATGTGCATACTTTCATTAAATCATCTTGCATAGCAAGTTCATTCATTACTTCTGCTTGATATTGTTGTTCACACATTTTACCAACTCCTAGACCATAACATTAGAATTTGTGGTTTTGCACCAGCCAGTTTTAAGTCATTTTCGTTATATAGGTCAAAATGGCTTAATCCATAACCAGGCGAAACATATCTGCCTTTTTCTGTGTAATGCGGTAAGTAAATAATGCCATGCAATACATAAGCTAATTTTTGAAATAATTCTGTTTTCATTTTTTCTCTCCAATGCCATAATACATTTCAACTAAGCGCACGATTCTGATAATTTGATCGTGGTACACAAAGCCATTAAATAACTTCAATATTTGTTCGTCTGTTAAACGCTTCATTCTTCAATCTCCAGTTTAATTTTTCCTATGTATTGAACTCCATTATTAAATACACTTTTATATTGGCTTAAATTTATTCCACCTTCATCTGCAAATACATACAAATACTTCGGCTCTTTTGGTTGTGGTTTAATGCGGTATTTAATGTTTACGTTTGGGTCTATGTTCCAAGAAGGTTGGTCTGCAATTACCCAGTCATTAACTCTAATATCCCATACTTCAATCTCCGCACCATCTGCCCACGCTTTAATTTCTTTATGCCATTTATGCTTCACTTCCAATCTCCCCATATAAACTCACCAATTAAAGCTACTAATAAAAATAAGATTAAAAATCCACCAATAAACACTAAATTTTCAAATGTGCTAAATTCCATTTTTATGCTCCTACTGATTCAAAATATTCAATTTCTTCAATTTCTTCTTCTGCTTTTTGAATAAAGTAAATATCAACAATGTCAATTAAATTGACTGAATCTCTAGGTAAACTTAG